CTACTTCAATTTAAATTCTTTAATAAGTTTTAATTCTAAATACTTAGTTTTATCATCAAATTTCTTAACTTGAATTTTTATATCTCCCAAATTATCAACCTCTACATTTCCTTCACCTTTATCAAATACTTCTTCAATTTTTCTAAAAAATTCTTTCTCACTTATTTCTACATGAATCAATGATCTATATGTTATAAATAGCCATTATGAATTTATCATCTTCTGACAGTTTTTCATTATAAGAAAAATCTTTAACACATTGAATTGATAATACTTCCTTCGTACCCTTCTTGTCCTTAGTCATTGAATAATGTAAAACTTAGCTAGGTTGTTCTTTTGTATACTCCAAGTTTTCCAAAGACAAAACAAAACTTCCATCTGATTTATTTTCAGCTACCCTAAGACCACTATTTTCTATTGATTCTGATATTTTCTTTGACAAGTCTTCTTGATACTAGAAATCTGTTCAATGGTATATATTTTTTCATTTGTATCTGAAACCTTATTTGTGCATCCTGTTATTAAACCTAGCGTTAAGCTTATAGCTATAACCATAGTTATTGTAATTTTTTTATCTTCATATAATCCTCCTTATATATTGAAAACTCGTTATTTCTCATAAAAAAAAGACGCTATCTTTTTCTATTAAAAGATAACATCCCTATATGTTTAGTATCAATATATGTTCCCCAACTGGTAGGTTAATCGACCCAACTATCAGTATTTTGATTTAATGGTATATAAATATTCAATATAAATTTGTCTTTTTTATCTTCAAATAATAAATCTCCTCTATATTTTTTTATAGAAGATTTGATGCTTTGAATCCCTATTCCATGTACAAGTTTATCTTTTTTATCTGTTAATAATAAACTTTTATTCTTTCTAATTGAATTTATTTTACTATTCTCACATTTAATTACGAAATAGGACTTTGAGATAGTTCCTTTTATTTGTATATATTTATCAATACTTTTATCATGTATCTTATCGCAAGCTTCTATTGCATTATCTAAGTATTTGCAAATATATTAGATACATCTATTGGTTTTATAAAATTCACTTTGGAAAAATTGATATCACAAATGAATTTAATTTTTCTTTTTTCACTTACATCACTTTTTTCATTTATTATTATATCCAATATAACATTACCTGTATTGTAAATTGATTTAAATTCTTTAATTTAATCTTTTAAACTATTTACATACCCATCAATTTTCCTTTTTTATATTTGAGATTTTCTATACAATATATATGATTATTTATATCATGATAAAGCTTCTTAACTTTAGCGTGTGATTCTTGAATACTTAGATAATGAGAATACTGCATATCTAGCTTATTTTTTATTACTTCATTTTGCAATTTTAACTTACTTTCCTTAATTATTTTTATAAACACTATAATAATGACTAAGCTACTAGATAGTATTAACCTAGGTATCACAATATACCCAACTATATATATTTCCTAATACCCACCAAATCGATACATTTTTCTATTTATATAAATTATTAATATAGTAAATAAATTTGTTATTAAAGCAACAGATAAGTATATATAGTTTATTTTATTATCTTTATCTAGTCCCAATCTTTTATTAATAAATTTAAATATAGCACAAGCTACTATATAACTATTATTATAAGATAATAGTATATATCTACTTTAGCATTATCATAACTAAACACTAATAGAGCTTCCTCTGATGATATTACATTACTTGTAACTACAAAAAATAAATTTATAGATATAACATCTTTTATTAAAGGGTGATATACGTTAAATAAGAAAAATGAAACTATATATTTAACAATTCCTATCTTATAAAAATAATTATAGTAAGTTCCCAAATAATAAATATCAAATAATAGATTATATCATATAGATTTTTCTTCATATTATAATTATGGGTCTTATCAACGTTAAATAATATAATGATTTTAGTTATAAGATAAGCTAATAATACAGTAAAAAAAGATATTTTCTTAGTCTTATCTGTATCTTTATCGTAAGTTAATATACTTTTTAGTATCATTATTGGTGTAAACAATGATAATATTAATAATATTTTATTTATATGGTTTAGCATATTCTATCACCAATAAATTTTAGAAACCTCTCTTTTATATCTTTATATCTATATCTACTAATAGGTACTTCTTCTTGACTATCTAATATTACAGTATTTGACTTTATATTTTCTACATAGTTTAAGTTAATTATATAACTTTTATGACATCTTACAAGTTCCTCTATATTTAAATCTTTTTCTATTTTTTCTAGGATACATATAGCATCAAAAGTTTTATTTTTTGTATGTATTAGCATGTTCTTTTTTTGAACTTCTATATATTTTTTTGCTAGATTAGATTTTGTATGTGTTAGACTTATTTTTATTTTTTTCAATTTTTTTGATATATGTTAATATGTGTTTTTCTAGTTCTTGAAAATTTATTGGCTTTAATAAGTATCAATAAGCTCTTACTTCATATCTTTCCTGTACATAATTTATTAGAGATGTTATAAATATTATTATCTACTTTTCTTATGTTTCTTGCGATATCTATACTATTTAGTTCTGCCATTTTTATATCTAAGAGTAGTGTATCCTCTCAATTAACTTTGTAATGGTTCTTCTTTTGAGCTATATTTTTTTAATTCGATATTCTTTGTTTTTATTTTTTAATATATTATCAACTTGATTTTTTATTACGATTTGTATTTCTTTTTCATCATCACAAGCTGCTATTGTAATGATGACCTCTCCTAGTATTGTATTTTTATTTAGATTATTCACTTTAGGTTAACACTTTTTAAATGTATTTATCAATAATATTTAAATTAAAAATGTATAAAAATACCTATATCCAATTGGATATAGGTATTCGTGGATTTCAATGGTGGAGACGAGGGGAGTCTATAAGTGGTTATTTGATTGTTTTGTTGATTTTGTGAAAATTAGTAATATAGCTGTTTATTTATGATATTAGACTAATTTTTTTGAATGTTTTTTATTATTTATTTTTATAATTGGGGTATTATTGGGGTATAAATTTCTATTTGATAGTTCTATCAATATTCTCCTTAAATCTCTACATTTTATTATGTTATAATATAGTATAATTATATTTTTACATAATTTGTATTATTTTATAACAGGAGGTAAAATAATTTGAAACTGGATGTATTCTTAAATGAAAATAACACTAAAATGAATGATATCGAATCTGATTTTGTTAAAGATATTTTCTTTCCATATGTAGGGGAACGTGGACTTGATTATCTAAAAACTCAAACTTGTATTGAAGATTCTTATTTTAAAAAAAGACGACTTGATTTTACACTAGAAACAAAAAAATATAAATATGTAATTGAAATAGATGGGTATACATATCATGCTGAAGGAACCCCTTGTGTTACTCCAGATTATTTTGATGCTCTATTAATGAAACAAAATGACTTAATATTAAATGGATGGAAACTTATCAGATTTTCTTATAATCAAATAAAAACTGATCCTTCTTTATGTATAGATGTTTTAAGAAGGTCATTTAAAGCTGACCCTGAACTAAATCCTATTTTTGCAGGTTCTGATAGTTTAGAACCAAACTTTGCCCAAATACAAGCCTTAGATAGTGTTGAATTTTATAGACAACAAGGCAAATCAAAAGGAATAGTTATTTTACCTACAGGTGTTGGTAAAACTTATTTTTCTGCATTTGATGCTAAATCTTTTAATTCTAAAACGTTATTTATAGTCCATAGAGACACTATATTAAAGCAAGCATATGACTCATTTGAAGATGTATGGCCTGAAGCATCTAGAGGATTTTTTGATGCATCTAATAAAGATTCTTCTTCAGATATAATATTTGCCTCAAAAGATACACTATACAGAGATAATAATCTTCAATTATTTGATCCTAATGAATTTGGCTATATTATTATAGATGAGGCTCATCACTCAGCTGCTACAACTTATAAAAAAATCATTGAATATTTTAATCCTAAATTTATGCTTGGTATGACTGCAACTCCAGATAGACAAGACAAAGCTAGTATTCTTGAACTTTTTGATTATAATGTATTTTATGAAATGAATCAGAGAGATGCTATAGAATCAGGTTATCTTACTGGTTTTAAATATTATGGTTTAAAGGATGACATAGACTATTCTAAAATAAAACATAATGGCAGACACTATGACATCGTTGACTTAGGTAGAAAATTGAATATTGAAAAAAGAAATAATGCTATATTAGATAAGTTCAATGAATTATGTCCTAATGCTAAAGCTATTGGCTTCTGTGTAAACATAGATCATGCAGAAACAATGGCCGAATATTTTAGAAATAATGGTATTGAATCTAGAGCTATACACAGTGATAAAAGTAGACTTTCTCAATCTGATAGAGACTCTTATATTGAAGATTTTAGAAACAATATTATACAAGTTCTATTTACGGTAGATGTGTTTAATGAAGGTGCAGACTTCCCTGATGTCCAAGCTCTATTATTTTTAAGACCTACTGAATCAAAAACTATATTTACTCAACAACTTGGTAGAGGACTTAGACTTAGTCCCTATAAAGAACATGTATATGTTTTAGATTTTATAGGAAACTTTAAAAAAGCTAATCTTATAAAAGAATATTTACTAGGCTCAAGTAATACTAATAGCTCAAATAACAATACCAATAATTCAACTTCGTCTACAAATAAACGATTTGGAGATAAAGAATTTTTAGATTATCCACTTGGATGCGAAGTTCACTTTGATGAATCTATTACTGATTTATTCATTAGTATGGATTCAGAGGCATCTGAAGTCACTAAAGAAGATCTTATCAATAATTATTATGATGTAAAAGAAATAATAAAAAGAAAACCTTCTCAAGCTGATATTAATAATACTGAAATAAGTAAATTTAAACTTTCTAGCTATACAAACAAAAAATCATTTTCTTCTTGGAGTAAATTCCTTAAAGAAATTGGTGAATCTACAGAGGCTGGATATCATTACCCTCAAGGTACACATTTAGGACATATCTTCTATATAATAAAATCTATTGGTGATAATAACTTAGACATACGATTAAATGAAGATACTATATACCCTATTGAGGGACAATCTTTATCTATTCTTGGAAGACAATCAAGATTTAAATTATGGGCATGTATGGAACTCGGTTTAATTTTAGATGATAGAGATCCAAGTTCTACAATTGATAAAACGCGATATAAAACCTTAACATCAAATGGAAAATATTTATATACTTTATTAAATAAATTTGTAAATGATAAAAACTTCTTTGATTTTAGCAAAGATACTAAAACAGAGGTATCTTGGAGTATGGTTAATCAATCTGATTATTATAATAATTTTGTTAGAACTTTGCCAAATGAAGAAATATGTATATTAGAGAATATATTCTTTAAAATGGATGCAGTTCAACATCTATTAAAATTCTTGTTTCATTCAAATCAAAATAAAGAGATTTTCAATAGAAAAGAAGATATATATAATAAATATTTTGATACTCCTTTTATTAAAAATTATTTTGAAATCAATGGGATACAACAAGATTCTGATGAGGGTGCTAGTAGAAGGTTACCTTTTATAATAAATATATTACATAGTTTAAATATTGTTGATTTTTTAAATAGAAGCGAAATAAAACTAAACAAATTGCCTATGCTTCCATACCTATTTGACAATAATCAATCTTATATTGAATCTGTTTATAAATACTATAACTCTTCAATCTTACCTGATACTTCTATATGTAGTGAATTAAAAGTACTTTTTGGAAAAGACTTCTTAACTGATTCATATTTTGTAAAAAATTTAGAATCCAAGTAAAAAAGTAGGCATATGCCTACTTTTTTATTTTATACTTATTGTCTATATTCTCTATACATCCTTTATTCAACCATGATCGTATTTCTTCATCACATGGAATTTCAGATGTGTTAAATTTATGTGCTAAGTTAATTATTAATGATTGTACCTCTCTAAAGCTTCTTGCTTCATCTAAAAATGCTTTTGGGAATTTATTAAATAGATATTCTTTATTTCTTCTTTCTATATCTTCTTTTATTACACCTAATGGTTTTCTATATGTTATATACGCACTTTGAGGATTAGTATCATTTATCTGATTTGTATGGAATGTAGTACTTCTTTCATTTGATACTATATTTATAAACTCAAATCCAATTCTGTTCATCATAAGATCTCTAAGCTCATCCCATATACCTTTGAATTTACTTTGGAATACAATAGTAAAATATGATCCTGGCTTTAAAACTCTATATACTTCACTAAATGCATTTTCTATTTGAGTTCCCCATTCTTTCACATATTCTGGTTTTTTATCATAATCCATTGGTATTATTACTTCATTCTCTAAATCTTCTTCTTCTTTTAACCATGCACTATAGAACAAGTTTAACTCTGCATATGGAACTATACCTCCATATGGTGGATCTATAAATGCATAATCAATAGAGTTATTAGGTATCTCTAATTTTTTTGAATTTCCTCTTATAATTTTTATATTATTATTTACTGTTTCTTCTTGTGTTTGTTGTTGAATAAATTCTTTTGCTTTTAATATTGTCTTCATCTTTCTATCAAATACACTCATTACATTTTGCTCTTTTCCTAAAGGTGGTACATGGTATACATTTTTTATTCCTGATGCTACAAACAATCTCTTACTACTTCTAAATAAAATTTCTGTAAATACAAAATTAAAGAATCTATTTGTTTTTTCATTATTAATATTAGTGTTAATATAATTATAAATTATTTTTAATGCTAGTAAATTCTTTTCTGGAAATAAATCACTTACACTCGCATCTATTGGAAATCCAGGCCATCCTCCTACTCTAGGGTAACATCTATTGTAAACAATCTTTGTACTTGGACACCACAATCTTCCATATACTTCATTATATTGTCTATATTTTTCATCCCATAATTCTATATCTGATTCTGTTATCTCTCTAGTTTCTCTTTTTTTATTATCCAATCGCTTTAAATTTAGTTCTACTGGTCTTCTTCTATCTATAATAGTATCTTTATCTTCTTGTTTACTTATATTTATTATATTGTCACAGTTTTTACACTTATACTCAGATCTTTTACCTGTAGCTGACCCATGTAATATAATTTCTGAGTTACATTCCTTACACCTATATACATTACTAGTTATTATTGATTCAATATATCCAATTGTACCATCATCATTAACTGTTTTATATAAATCATTCATTAATTCTTCTAAATTATTTTTCATAGTTTTATAAGTATTTTTTATATCATCTATGTCAACATAATCTAATGTATTTACAGCTATACTTATGGCTTGTGGACTACTATCTACTAATACAGCTTTTCTATTTTCTAGCAATGCTGCTATACCAGTTGTACCACTTCCACAAAATGAATCTAATACAACTCCTCCTTCTTCAGTATATGCATCTATATATTTTTGTATATTAGGATAGTATATCTTGCTTGGGTAACCATATGCTTTGAATATAGGGTTTGATGCCCTCTCTTTATCACTTATATTCAGTTCATCTAAATTCATTTTGTTTCTTATTTTACTGTCTTGGTTTATAAAAGTTTCAATTTTATCTATATTTATATACTCTCTTGTTTTTTTAGTCATTTTCTCACTCCATATTTCAAATTATTTGATTAAATTCTCATATTATTATATTACTTTTTATTTTGTTAGTATATCTTTTTATATTATTTACTTAGAACAATACAAAAAATACATTGACTATTACCTCAATGTGTTTTTGTGGATTTCAATGGTGGAAACGAGGAGAGTCTATAAGTGGTTATTTGATTGTTTTATTGGTTTTTGTAAGAATATAAGTATGCAATAAAATCTACTTTAAGTTGTTGATTCTTAAATATTTATTTAAGCTCTTTTAAAGTAAATTGAGAACTATTACAAAAATCTTATCCTGACACAGTACATAAAGCATCATTTTGATTTAGAATACCTTCTTTATCAAGAGTTTTTTTCATTTGAAGGGCAGTTTACTTAGTATCCTCAAATACATAATCTAATCTTCTTATTACTGTAATTGGTAATATTACATCTCTATACTTACCTCTTACACAAACTTCTCTTAAGCAAACCTCTGCTATACTCCAGATAAAACTTACTATTTGATTATATGTTATATCATCTATAATCAATTTCCTCCTAAATTTATTTCTCTAGTTTTGTAAAATTTAAAACCCATTTTAGCATACCTTAGTCTATAAAAAATATTATATTGTATATTTTCTTATTTATTAACATTTATTATTTTACTAGACTAATATCTTTCGTACAAATATAATTTAACGTAAAAAACTACATATTACTATAATATTCAAAATGTAAAAGCAACTTATATATCTTCATATAAACTGACAAAAAAATATCGCTAACTCTATTTATAAATAATAAAAAATCTATTTTACTCCATAATGTATAATAAAAAGTTGTTTAATCATAAGAACAAATAATACAAAAACTAGCTTAGTATATTTTATTCCTCAATCCTATTATAAATATAAGACTATTTTATATCTTCTATCCTTTCTTGAGTTTAAAAGATTAAATAGTCTAGTTATTATTAATATATATTTCCTTCCATACATATAATAGAGTTTCTAATATATCTGCAACATACAAATCTTATTTGTCTAAATTAAATATTCCAATAAGTTTTATTTTTAATTTCTATAAGTTAATTACTTCAACAACTCAATTGTAAATTTTGCTCCTGCTTGAAATCCAAGTTTATAACTAAGCTCTCTTTCAAATTCTATCAATGAATTAAATAAATCATTTAATTTTATTAATGCATGGATTCTATTTTCTTCTAATAATCCATTCTCTATTCATTCATTAATATCTCTAATTTCTTTCCAATTTTCAATATAATCCTTATCTTTTGCTAAAATATCTTTGTATATATGTTCATTTATCCAATAATCAAAGTATATTTCTATAATTTCATCATACATTTTAGTACCGCCTTGACTTTCATCTGGTACTTAATATATACTTAACTTGTGTAGGTTAGTGTACATTAAGTACCTAATTTATAAAGGTAGTTGTTATATTTATATGGCAGCTACCTTTTTCTAATAAATTTTTCAATTTAAATACTATATATTTTAAATCTTTATTGCATACAATTAAGGATTATATACTTTGCTTCTAGCACTCCTTAAACAATAGTTTATATATCACTTAATAAATTATATTTTTTCATACCTCCTTTACCTTCTTACATTCCTTAAAAGAAAACAAACTTCCTATATACCAATAAGGTCTAAAGCCTGATTCCCCATCTCTATTTTTAGCAACTATAATTTCACTTAAATTAGCTCCAAAACCTTTTTCTCTCCGTCTTAATTCTTTTATATCCTCTATCCCCATTGTCTTACAATAATCAAGAGCCTCTTTCTCTGTAGGTCTATGAATATATATAACTGAATTAGAATCCATATATATTTGTTTTGAACTTCTCATTACTCTATCACCTTTTGGTCTTTCATCCTTCAATTCATCATTTAATTGAGCCAACTGTATAATTGGAATATTAAAATCTAAAGTAATCTTTTTTATTTGCCTTGATAAATCAGCAAACTTAGCTTCTCCAACTTCTTTACCTTCGTAATCCAAAATCTGAAGATAATCAATTATAACAACATCTGGTTTAATACTTTTTATCTCTCTCTTAATTCCTGATATTGTATTCACTGAATCATTAATATAGAGATTATTCTCCTGATTTAAAGTACTTAAAGCATTTATGTATTTAATTATTTCTTCTTCATTTAGATTTCTATTCTTCATTTTTACAACTGATATTCCAGTTAAAGAAGCTATGTTTCTAAACAAAATTTGTATATCACTCATTTCTCCACTTATAAAAAGTACTTTTTTACCTTGAAATACTACATTTCTCATTATCTGTAAAGCTAGTGCTGTTTTTCCTCTTCCACTTTTGGCTGCTATTGTAATTAATTCACCACTATATAAACCTCCTATAGTTTCATCTAAAAATTTTATTCCTATATTGATACCTTCTTCAATTTCATCATTTATGTATTCAAAGGCTCTTTCTGATATAGCTGTTATACTAGAATCCTTCTTAACCAATTTCTGATTAACTTCATTAACGTATTTTTCTAATTGATATATAAGTGTATTATCATCTATTTCACCTAATTTAAATTTATTAAATTTATCAATTATATTTCTATTTTTATATTTTTCAATAACTATCTCAATATAATGAGATACATTACCTATAGTTGGAACTATTGTTGATAGTTTTGTCAAATAACTTATACCTCCAACATAATCTATAAGCCCCTTTTTCTTCAAATCTTCTGTAATAGTTATTATATCTATAGGCTCATCTCTTTTATGTATATCTTTCACTGAATTGAATATATGTTTGTGTTCTTGATGATAAAACATATCTTCACTTATTAATATCTCAATCTCTTCTATTTTCCTCGAATCTAGTAAAATACTACCTAATATAGATTGTTCTGCTTCTGTGTTCTTAACTAAATTACTCATATTATCCATAATATAAACTCCCTACCACTTTAATTGTGAATCATCTGGACTATATGCATCTGCCCCTACTTTGACATTAATTGATTTATCTTGATAATTGCCTTCTAATATCTTAAGAAAATTATTTGGACTCATTATCCAATCAAAACTTGCCTTCCAACCTTTTTCATTGCTTCCATTTAAAAAGCTAGTTTTACTAACTATATGAATAATTTCTAATACAGTCTCTTTATCATATTCTTTTATCCTAGCATTAATTACTTTTTTTCTAGCTTCTGTAAGTTTCTTTACTTTTGATAGTTCTGTACAAGTAATATTGAATTTTTCTATAATTTCACTGTATATTTTACTTTTTTCATTATTTATATTCTTGTTAGTTGTTAGTTGCTTGTTAATTGCATGTTGATTAGTCTGTTGATTTTCTTCATTAGATTGATATAGCTCCCAGTTTTCAATAGTTATAAGCCTATTTTTGTTTGTTGATTTATTTGTTAGAAATCCATATCTTTCAAATTTCTTTAAAGCAGTTCTTACATTCTGAATACTTACATCTTTTGAACACATATTTGCTATACTTTCCAAAGATGTTATTAACTGTCCAGATTTAACTTCATATTCTTTACCTCCATAAACCCATTTATTAGGCTTATGATTAACTGACAGTAATAGGTTTATGAGTATATCTCTTTGTTTGGAATTACAATCTTTATATAGTGGGCTTTCTTTTATCTTTCTATGAAGCTTTATCCAACCTAGATTACTCAAATACTATCACCCACTTAAGCCTATAATTTTATGCCATTTGCATTTTCAATAAACCAATCATCTAGTTTATTTTTTATTATATACACTCTATTATCTATCCATATACAAGGAAATCCTTTATTTTTAGAATGACATAACTGTCTAAATTTTGATTCCCCTATGGGATAAATTTTAGAAGCTTCTTTACAAGTGATAAGTTGAGCTTTATCTCTTCTATATGTCTGTATCTCCTTGTACCCTTTTGCCTTTTCTTGTGCTTCTTGTTCTTGTTTGACAAGTATATTCAATGTAGCTTGTAGTGTTTTAAGAACTTCTAGATTATTTGTATCTGCCATAGATCATTCCCCCTTATCAAAAAATAATTCTTCTACACTTGTATCTAGTTCTTGAGCCAATTTTAACATCAACATATTACTTGGATTTTTGGATTTGCCTCTTTCTAAAGAAGATAAATAATATCTTGAAATGCCAACTTTCTGAGCTAATTCATATTGCTTTATACCTTTTTCAATTCTTTTTAATTTAAGCTTCATTGATTTCCTCCTTCCTCACATACCCATATTGTGCCTTTTTATCTTTCTATAAAACAGAATAACACCCGTTTCGTGCTTTGTCAATATATTTAAGTGTATTAATACACCCATTTCGTGCTATAATGTATTTGAGGTGAAATTATGATAAATAATACAATTGGAGAAAAGATTAAACAATATAGAAAATCATTAAATTTGTCAAGAGATGAACTAGCTAACAAAATTGGTTGCTCAGTTCATGCTATAGCTAAATATGAACAAAACCAAAGAAAACCTAATTTAGACATTATAAAAAAAATATCTACTGCTTTATCAATTCCCATAAATAGACTTATTATTGAAGAAAATGATTTGGATACTTCAACAAATAATTATACTAATTTAAAAGAATTTGATTCAGTTGTAAAAACATTTGATAATTACTCAGCAAAACTCATCGGAAATAATATAAGCAAATTTAGAAACATAAATAATATCTCTATTAAAGAGCTCTCAGAAAAAATAAATTGCTCTGAGAATGAAATTATAAATTATGAAAATGGAACAAAAATGCCTAGAATTGAAATATTAAAAAAAATAGCACTTGCTACTTATACCAATATTGAAGATTTATTTGGATTCCCATTAGAAGAGATAAAAATAGATAACCAAACAATCCTTTATAGAAACCCTCAGACTGGATATATAATAAATGACTTTCTTATTGATTTTATAAATAAAGATATTGACATAGATAATACTCCAGTTTCTCACTATATAGACAAGTCTGAGTTTGATTTAGTGATTCATATATTAGAAAATTATGGTTATGATATAAATACAGACTATAAAACAAAGTTTGAAATTACAGATAATGTAGATACAATAAAACCAATTAACCTAAACTTCTCTGATTTCAAAAACTTCTCTAAAAATCTAAATTGGGTGATAAATGGTCTTGTTGAAAATTTTATACAAAAAAATTCTAATGGTCTTATTGAAAATGAAGATGAGGAATATTAGTACTATGCATTTTCACAATATAAATTTAATTGTTAATTTTGATATAGTCATAATTAGATAAGAATTAAATAAGGAAGGAGCTACAATCATGAATAAATCATATATACCAAAATACACATATAAATTCCCTACTAATCTACCTCATGGAGATAAAAAATATACTTTAACATACATTAGAAGAATGATAAGTGAATTTGTATATGATATGGGTAAACTAGAAAATAACCCCTTTACATTCCCAGAAGTACAAACATTGCTTGATGGTATAACAGTAGGTGGACATAAATTAAGTGATCAAAATCAAATACTAAATATAAAATCATCATGGGATTATGTAATAAAATTAAGTAACAAAGAAAACTTATCTTTAAATAAAGATACAATTTGCTCTATACATAAAATAGTTGCAAAAGATGAAGCTCTAATCGTTGGAGATTTCAGAAATGGTAATATAGGTATAGCTGGTACTACTCAATATGAATGCATAGAAGCCACTCTATTAAATGATTTATTTGTAAATGACATAAATATCATAGATAAAATAACTAACCCTTTAGAAAAGGCTATAATAATAAATTTATGGTTGTCCTATTGCCAATTCTTCTATGATGGCAACAAAAGAACTGCTAGACTTACCTCAAACCTAATACTTATAAGTAATGATATAGGAGTTCTATCAATACCAGCTAAACATAAACAAGAATACAACACATTAATGCTAAACTTCTATGAAACACTAGAAGCTGATGAAGTTATAAAATTCTTATTAGAAAAATGTATTACATTTTTTGATGGATATAACTATAAATCATATAAGGAGCTGTTTAAAAATAGCAACTAAAAGAGCTAATGGAGAATGCTCTATCGGAAAATATAAAGATGGTTGGCGTTCCCGTATAATGATTGGCTATAATGAAGATGGTAAACCAATAAGAAAAGAATTTTATGGTAAGACTCAAAAGGAAGTTAAAGATAAACTTGATGCTTATAAAAAACAATATTATTTAAGCTCTGATATTTCAGATGATAAAATAACTTTAGAGCATTGGTTTTACAATTGGTTATTTGAATATAGAATAAAAGATTTAAAACCTAAGTCATTTGAAAGATATGAAAGCATCTATCATAATTATATTAAAGATACTGATTTAGGTAATGTTAAATTAAAGGACTTAAGAGTATCTCACATACAAAAATATTACAATAGATTGCTTGATTCCAATAAAAGTATACCTACTATAAGGCAAATAAACACTAAACTGAAAACCTGCTTATCAGAAGCTGAAAAACAAGGTCTTATACAACGTAATTATTGTACTATGGTAAATATACCAGTTGAGAAAAAGGAAAATAAGCTTGAAATATTGACTCTTGAACAACAAAAGAGTTTTATAAAAGCTATAGATGGGCATAAATTAGAGGTATTATTTTTTACTTGCTCTTGGTACTGGACTTAGATTAGGAGAATTATTAGGACTTAAATTGTTTGATATTGATTTTAAAAAGTCTAATTTAACAGTTAAAAGAACTCTTCAAAGAACATGTTTTATAGATAAAACTGGAAATAGAGAGCTTAAAGTATTAGAGCAAGAGCCAAAGACATCAAATTCTTACAGAACTGTACCTATTCCAAAAGATGTTTTAAATAAATTGAAAGAGCATAAAGTAAATCAAAATGCAGATATATTAAAGGCTGGAGAATTATATAGAAATGATAATTATGTATTTTGCAATGAATTGGGCACCCCTATAGATGATAAAAGACCATTAAGGAATTTAAAGTCTATATTAAATAGCTTAAATATAGAGCCTATAAAGTTTCATGGTCTTAGAAAAGCTTATGCAACTAGACTTTTTGAGAATGATGTCCCTCCTAAAACTGTACAAGTTTTAATTGGTCATTATGATATATCAATAACTTTAAATATATATACTCAAGTTATGGAAGATAAGAAGATTGAAGCTGTAGAAAAGTTGGATAAAATATTTTCATTGTAAAAATCAAATACATATAAATATTGTGATTTCATATAGTTAATTACAAAATCAAAATAAGGATACAAATTAATTTTATATTATCTTGTATCCTTATTTTGTATCTAGTTTTAATTATTTATCTTGGGTAGCCTTTATGGTACATTAATCCATTTTCTAACATTAATTCTTGAGCCAAGTATATATGACCCTTACAGTGCATATCTGATACACCCTCACTTATAAGTTTATATGTTTCAGAAGTATATAAATAATCCATACTTTCTTCCAAGCTCTTACCTGTTTGTTTGGAAAATTCTAATATGATTTTTTTATATAGTATTTGTAATAATGTTTTATTTGCTTCCATAATCATTATACCTCCTCTTCATACCTAAACTTTAAATATTTATCTATTACATTTTGATTGGTTATACATATTTGTTCATTTGGTTTATAGTATTTTAATCTTTTTAAAGCTTCATCTTTTTCAATAAGATTATCTTGATACAGTTCCATTGTATTGTAAATCTTATTATCAGCAATGCCACTATTATAATGTCATATTTCATATATATTACTCATATTTCTACATTCTATTATAAAATCAAGCCATTCTAAATTATAACTATTGAAGATTTTTACCTTGCAGTTTTCTTTTAATTTATCAATATCTAAAGAATAACTATTTAAATATGCTTTTTTACCTCTTTTTTTAAAACGCTCTGTCCAGTTAATTGCTTCTGTCTTTATACTGGTTACATAGAATCCTTTTCCAAAATCTAAAGAATCTCTTGAAAAGGTAATACTAGGCGTCTTTACCACACAATATGAACCATGATATACAATCATTATATCACACCCTTTTCTTTAAGTACTTGCATTAAATCTTCCACTATGTAACCTTTACTTTGAGAATGTAGTGCTTCATAGCAAGGTATTATATAGTTATCTAAAATATCAGTATCATGTTTAAGAAGTTTATAAACTCCTTCTGAATCTATATTCAATTTTTCTGCTAAAGCTTCAATGCAAAAAATAGAAAATTCTAGTTTTCTTTCATCCATTACAAACCTCAACTCCTATCAAGCTTATATAATATATATTTTTACTAATTAACAACTTAAACTGTCTTACATTTATAAAAATATTATATCATAAAGTAGATATTAAAATTCTATGTTACCTATTATCATAATAAACAAATAAAATAGTAAACAAATAAAAACTTTTTATACAACCTAAATGCACCCCAATATACCCTCAAAAAACCTCTTTTTCTGTGGTTGGGGTACGGTTGGTGGATTTCATCACCAAAACAAAAAATACTAGTCACTAAAGACTAGTATTTCCAAGTATTTCATCATTCTTTTTTTAAAATTGGTGGAGACGAGGGGATGCTACATTCTTATTTTTACATCTTCATGTCTCATCACTTTTTGCGTTATATCAACACTTATAATTTTTATATTTCATGTATATTTTTATAAGTTCATGTATGTTATTAAATTAGTTGTGTGCTAAATGTGTGCTAAATTCATATATTATTCATTAATAAAGTGGTATCGTCCAAAACGATACCTAATAAATATAATATCTTGTAAAAAATAAGCCTATCATTATACTCTATTTTTAGCTAAAATCGTTCGACAAATTGCTGATATAAGTTCTTAAATATGCTATAAATTAAAGTATATTAGACATTAATTTATGGAGGTATAAAATATGTTTCTAAATGATATATTTGATATTATTAAATTTAATAAAAAAAGCCCTATAGAACAGTTATATGTTATTCAAGAAGAAGAAAAGCCAGATATAAAAGAAGCTGAGGAATATTATAGATGCAATTACAGATTTTATAATTCTCTTAAGGAGATGGATTCAATAGAAAATATAAAAACAGAAAAAACACGCATCAAAACTGTATTAGATTCTAAAAATAATCCATCAATTCCATTTGCAATTGCTATTATTGCTGCATTTATATCAATTTTCTTTAGTCTAATTACTAACAATATTATAAAAGATTTTTCTACTGCTTGTTGTATAATACTGCTTTTTTTTGGTACTTATTTATGTTTAATATGTGAATCTCAGCAAAAATGGGATAGTCGCCAAAAATTCTATATGAGTTCGCTGCAAGTATTAGATAATATGGAAAGTAAAAAACTTAAAGAAAGAAAGTATAAAAAAAGAAGGTAGCAACTATCTCCAGTTGCTACCTTCACTCTATCTATCAATAAAATCTAATGCTTTGTAAAGTGTATCAAACCTATCATTTCCTTTTATCATTGTGTATTTTTCTTTAGTAATAGAACTTATCTTTTCACATGCTCCACCCCCTACGACATAAAGATTTTGTGTCTGGCCAGGTACATAATCTTTTATATCACATATCAGTATTTTCCCATCATTATAACCCCAACCAACTACAGTTGCAGGGATTTTGTCAACTTCTCCATCATAAACTATTGTATGTTTGTACATCTGTTTAACTCCCTCATTATTTATATTTTTATTTAATATACCCTCTGCTATTAATTTTGCAACTATATCTTTATGTCTAATATAATAATCTGTATCTGCTTTACTGTCTACAAAACATACTTCTATTAATATCGCTGGAGCTTTTGTATGACTAAGCCAGTAAAGTCCTCTTACGTCCGATTTTGCACCTCTATTTTCGAATACTGTTGCTAATTTATCATTAACTCTTTCGGCATATACCTTACCATTGTTAGTTTTGTATATTGTCTCTGTACCCATAGGATTTAGAGTTGTTTTATTTGCGTTGAAATGTATTTGTACAGCTACATCTACATCTTGTTTATTAGCTATTTGACATTGTTCTGCTAGATAGTTGTTAGATTTATCTACTTTCCCAGTATATACAGTAGCTCCACCTTGTTTAAACCATTTTACAATTAAATCAGTTAAAATTCTGTTTTCTTTTCCTTCGTCTATATAGCCAGTTGCTCCTGTTCCTTTTCCACTTAAAGTGTGTCCTGGTACTATTGCTATTTTCATTACTTTTCACCATCCTTCAACTGTTTGTAAGTTTGATTTATACCTATTGATATTCCCCAACAAATTATTCCCTGTAAGACTGCACTAGGATTTAATCCTAACATCCACACCGAGAAACCTACACCAAGTATTAATAATATAACTGGAATATACTTGTTATCTAATTGCTTATATTTTTTGCAACCTGCTCCTATAACATAAAGAGCAGCTACTAAAATTAGCAACTGCTCTGGTATGAAACTTATTAAATTATCCATTTTTATCCTCCTAATTAATTAAAATATTCCTCTTTGTATTGCAAATATAAAGAACCCTATAAGTGTTGTAATCATTGTACCAATTAGCCATTTGAGCATACTTGTAAGTGAATTTAGATTCTCACACAATGCTTTTAACTCTGCTTTAGACTCTATATTTGCTATTTTTAATTCGTCTATTTCTTCTCCATGTTTATTTATTCTTGTTTCATGTCTTTTTAAATCTGCTTCGAAAAGTTCTTCATTCATGTAAGCCTCCTAATTTAATTGAAGTAAAAAAGAATTAAGTTAAAATAAACCTAATTCTTCAAAACTTTTTATAAATTACTTAAATTTGTATTGTTTTCGTCTTTTAATTCTTCAATTTTTAAATCAATTAACTTTAATATAATTTTATATTCTTCTATACTGTTAGTATAATACTTGCAAATAGACAGAGAAATAAATTTTATTACAAAATAAATAAGAAATAAAACTCCAATCGTACGTGAAGTTATATCGAAAACTGTTTCTATACTTTTATTTTCAAATATATTTTCTAGTTTTTTATTGATTTGCATAGTCCCAAACACAACAGTTCCAATTGTTAAAATTTTTAAAATAATATTATCAAATATATTTGCGGATAATGTGTTTTCCCTTGATGTAATTTTTAGTTCATATTCAAGCCTTATAACGTTTAAACGAAGTATCTTTGCTTCATTTGTATTTATTCCACTTAATCCATCTTCTATAACCTTAAAATCAGCCTTTATCTTTTTTATTCTTTCATCTTCAGATTCTTTTACTTTATCATCATACCATTTAATCATATTGTACTATTTTCTCCTTAAATTTTTTATGAATCTTTTGAGAAAATAGTACAATATAAAACTTTTAAAATCAATAGAAATTCTGTACTATATAGAATAAATTTATTTAATGCTGATTTTTTCAACATAAAAAAAGAACCTTCTATATCGTTGGCTCTATTGGTGTTTCCTCTTTATTTAATAAACCTGTTAACTCTAAATATTGTTCTTCTGTAATTCTGTTTACTGTATAGAATACATCAATTTTATGTTGCAAATCCTCTTTAGTACTATAGTTCTTTTGTTCTATCATTAATTTTAATAAATTGTACATTTTAATTCCTCCTATAAATTGTTATTTAATTTGATATTTTCTACTTCAAATGCTGTGTTTACTATCTCACTATCTCTATTTTTATTTTCTTCTTTTAACATACTTAGTTCTTTTTCTAATGCTTGTAATCTTTTTTGTTCATCAGTTAATATAACATCTATATCTTTTATGTTTAGTTCTTTTGTAGCTGGATTTATAGACTCTATATATTGTTTTGTATAATCTATACTTCCGTATTTAACATCCAAAAAATTTAATTCAGTTATTTCTGACCACTCTCGTATATCTCCTGTTGCTTCGCCAGTTTGAAGCCAGATATTACCTGTTTGGTCGTAAATTATTCTATTATTTCTGTTCATATTATCACCTCATTTTTTTATTAAATATATATTTTGTAAGTTAATGTAGCTCCCTCTTTTGCCCATATTCCAACTGCTTCTGACATTGA